TAAATAAGTTTTATATGCAGATCACAATCAACCTTTGACTAAACATGAAAAAGTTAAACGGAAATTTTTATTTGAAGATAGAAGAAGCTGAAAAAGAAATTGATTCGGTTAAAAAACTTTTTAACTCTTCTCATCACAAGACGGTTCCAAAAAGAATTAAATATATAGATTTAGATTTTGCAGAAAAAGTTCAAGACGAATCAAAAAATTTGATATTATCATTGAATTACTTGTATGGTTATGGTGAACTTTATGCAAGTGTAAAGTCAATTATACAAAAAATAATGGAAAGATTTCGTGACCATTCTATGTGTGATAATAATTTGTTTTTTATGCAATATGATTTAACAGATACAGAAAGAAAGAAAAAAAGATTAATGTACGAGAATTTCTTAATAAATGTTTTTTATGAAGAGTGCATCGATAAATTTAGAAAATTAACATAGTATTTGACAAAATATCAAAAGAATGGAATAATAAGGTTATGGCTAAAATGGATAAAGACGATTTGAAATACGTAATCGGTAGATCACGTAAATTGTTCAAAGGAGAAGAAATTCCCAAAGTGCATGGTTATGAAGGAGAAGTTGAAGAACTTGTTATTCGTCAACCAGGTGAAATATGGACAGACAAAGACGGAAAAGAATGGAAGCAGATTGGTTCTAGTACAAAAGTTAGAACTGAGACTATGATGGATAAAGTCAGAAAATCACTTCGTCAATGTCCTGCTTGTAACAAAGACATAGATCAAACTTATTTGAATAAACGAATGATGGCAATACGTGGTATGTGCTTTGATTGTGTTCAAGAGTATGAGCAAAAACTAAAAGATGAAGGTAAATACGAAGCATACGAAAAAAAGACCATGCTTGAAAATGAACTTAGTTTTTTGAACGACACTAAATCAAAATTAGTTGAATCAAAAGAACACATAACAAAAGATCCTAAATTTTTAAATGAAGATGGTTCTTTGGAACAATGGAATATTCCAAATAAAAAAGAACTTATGAAAGATTTAGAATCAGATTTAAAAGAACTCGATACAAGATTGTCTGAGGTTGAAGAAAGTCTGACTGAGTATGCAGACGTAGAATTTTAAAAGTTTCAACGATACCTTGAAACTTTTTATATTATAGAAAATTAAATACATATATATTTATCCTTAATGGCAGACGGACAGAAAATGCCCTTAAGGGAAATAATAAAACAAGAGTATACAGAGTGTTTAAAATCACCTGTGTACTTTATGAAAAAGTATTGTAAAATTCAACATCCCACTCTTGGTACAATACCGTTTCACTTGTATGAATTTCAAGAACGAACATTAGAAAGTTTTAAAGAAGAACAATTTAATGTGGTTCTTAAAGCAAGACAAATGGGAATATCTACATTGGTATCTGGATATGCTTTGTGGTTAATGACATTTTTCACAGATAAATCTATTTTGTGTATTGCTATCAATCAAGAAACTGCTAAAAATATTGTTACCAAAGTAACTCATATGTCAGAACATTTACCAAGTTGGTTACGCAGTGAATGTACTGAAAAAAATAAATTAAGTATGCGTTTTAAAAACGGAAGTAGTATTCGTGCGGCTTCAAGTAGTGTAGATGCTTCTCGTTCGACTTCATTGAGTTTACTTATCGTGGATGAGTGTGCGTTTATTTCAAATATGGAAGATATATGGACCGCATCTCAGTCAACGATTACTACGGGTGGTCGTTCTATATTATTATCTACCCCAAATGGAATTGGTAACTTTTTTCATAAAACTTGGGTCGGATCAATGGACGGATCGAACGATTTTAATCCAATCAAATTACATTGGGATTTACATCCAGACCGTGATCAGGAATGGAGAGACTTACAAACCAAATTGTTAGGAGATAAAGATGCCGCCCAAGAATGCGACTGCGACTTTATTAGCAGTGGTCGTTCAGTTATTGATGCGGACTTGATAGAGTGGTATAAACAAAATATGATGAAAGAACCCGTTGAAAAACGTGGAGCAAATAAAGAATATTGGTTGTGGGAGTACCCAAATCATAGTAAAGACTATGTAGTCGCTGCCGACGTTGCTAGGGGTGATGGTCGTGATAAAAGTGCGTTTCATGTTTTTGATGTAGAAGGTGTAAGACAAGTAGCAGAATTTAAAGGTGATGTGGAGACGAAAGACTTTGGTAATTTATTGGTAGCAGTTGCGAGTGAGTTCAACGGTGCTTTGTTGGTTGTGGAAAATGCAAATATTGGATGGGCAGTTCTTCAGCAAATTATAGATAAAGGGTATCCAAATTTATATTATACACAACGTGACTTTCAATACATAGATGAATTTTCACAACATACTAATAAATTAAATCGTCTGGATAAAAAGCAGGTTCCTGGATTTACTACATCAATTAAATCAAGACCTCTTATTATCAGTAAAATGGAAACGTACATACGAGAAAAAGAAGTTGAGATTTTTTCGGAAAGAACACTTGACGAAATGTTTACATTTGTTTGGAATGGACAAAAAGCAGAGGCAATGCAAGGATATAATGATGATTTGGTAATGAGTTTATGTATATCATTATGGGTAAGAGATACCGCATTGCGGTTTAGTTCCGAAAACATAGAAACTCAAAAATCATTATTTGATTATATGGGAAGTACTACAAATATGAATGCGGGATCAAATTATCGTCATACTGGATTAAATTCTAATCCTTATGAAATGAAGAATCCACATGGTGGTACAGAAAACTTGGAATGGTTATTAAAATAATAATAAAAAATTAGGAGACAACAACATGAAGAAAACGCAGAATATACTCATAGCAATAGTATTACTATTTTTTACAGGAGGATGTGCAACACAATCTTTACTGCCGACTCAAGGAGTATATACTGAGTCTTCTTTTGAAACCTATACACAAGTTGAAAGTGTTGTTAACGAAATTGTAATCGGTAAAACAAAATACTCTGATTTAATTGAAATGGGTCTTGATTTAGAAAATATGCCGAATGTGAAACGACTTACTTATCTTGACGTAATGAGTAGATTTAAGTTGGATAGTCCATCACGTTTTACTTTGTTTAATAAAATTGAATTACCGAGAGGAGTTCTCAAAACTCTGGCCGCAAGAGAAGGTGGTCTTGCATACGAAATAAATTTGGAAAGATTAAAGAATCAAAGAGAAGGAAGTGTGTTGTTAGATATGCTCAATTTTAGAAAAACTATTCACACCACCGGTTGGCAAATAAGCATATTAATTCTCGTAGTAGATGATACCGTTGAATACGTATTGTATTCGGGTGAAAAAAATATAGATAAAATGGAAAAGGAAAAAAATCCACTTGGTCCATTTCAAGGCTTTGATGGAGGTGATATAATCGGAGCAGCCAGTGAACTCAATTAATGTATTAGTTTGACAAATACATATATATTCAATAAGATCAAGTATTTATAAAGTTATATTATGGCAGAAGAACCAAAACAAAATAAATTATTCGGTGCATTAAAAAGATTATTCGCATCAGGTGTGGTTGTTCGTAATGTCGGTGGAAAGAAACTAAAAGTTGCGGATACCGACAACTTACAATACTCAAAACGTACACGTGACAAGTATCAACGAATGCACACTCTTTATTCAGATTATGCAAGTGGTTTTAATAACATTGGATTCCAAGCAGCCAGATTAGAATTGTTTAGTGATTATGAAGTAATGGATACTGATCCAATTATTTCAAGTGCATTGGACATTTATGCTGATGAATCTACTACAAAAAGTGAGTTTGGTGAAATACTTAAAATTACAAGTCCCGACTCAAATGTTAAAGGTATTCTTGAAAATTTGTTTTATGACATATTAAACGTTGAGTTTAATTTGTGGGGTTGGATTCGTAATATGTGCAAGTATGGAGACTTTTATTTGCATTTAGAAATTGAACCTGAGTATGGAGTATTAAATGTCAAACCCGTGTCGACATATGAAATGACTCGCATAGAAGACCTTGATCCTGATAATCCACAACTTGTTATGTTTAAACAAGAAGGACAATATCGTGCAGATTACGAAAACTACGAAATAGCACACTTTAGATTATTAGGTGATACAAATTATTTACCTTACGGAAAAAGTATGGTAGAAGCCGGCAGAAGAACTTGGAAGCAACTTCAACTTATGGAAGATGCTATGCTCATTCATAGAATAATGAGAGCACCTGAAAAACGAATGTTTTACATTGATATTGGTAACATCCCACCAAATGAAGTTGATAATTTTATGCAGAAGGTTATTAACAAAATGAAGAAAGTTCCGTTTGTTGATGAAAAAACTGGAGATTATAATCTTAAGTTCAATTTACAAAACATGACTGAAGATTTCTTTTTACCCGTCCGTGGAGGAGATAGTGGAACTCGGATTGAAAATCTTGGTGCTATGACTTATGATGGAACAGATGACATTGAGTACATTAAAAATAAAATGATGGCCGCACTAAAAGTTCCGAAAGCATTTCTTGGATATGATGAAACTATAACAGGTAAAGCAACACTCGCAGCTGAAGACATTCGTTTCGCACGTACTATTGAACGAATTCAAAGAATCGCAGTCAGTGAACTTACTAAGATTGCAATAGTTCATTTATATTCACAGGGATATACAGATGCTAAATTAGTAGATTTTAGTTTAAAGTTAACTAATCCTTCTACAATTTTTGAAGAAGAAAGAGTTAGAATACTTTCCGAAAAACTAAACACCGCACGTGACATGATTGATGCAAAAATGTTTTCCAAGGATTGGGTATACGATAAAATATTCGGTCTTCCTGAAGATGAAATCAACGAAATACGTAGCAATTTTGTAGATGATGCCAAAGAATATTTTAGATTGGAAAGTATTCAAAATGAAGGAAATGATCCAGCAGACCCTACACAAAACCAAGACTCAGAAGAAGAAAATAGTTGGGGATTTGGTGAGTTCGATAAAATGACTGACGAAGAAAAAGCACGTGCAAAGGAACGAGAAAAAGAAGAAAAAAAACGAAAAAATGCTGATAAAGAGTATGACCATCCAGATGACAAACCAATGGGTCGTGATCCACTTGGTGCAGATGAACGAAGAGTCAATGGCAGAGACTGGGGAGATAGCCCACTTAAACTAGAAGCAGATTTGGCAAAGTTAGACAACTTTTTGAAAGAAAAAACAAAACAAAAACCAAACAAAA